CCACCCATTACTTCACTACGCTGGTATCCATCTCCAGCGCAGCCCGGGTTTACCGGTATCATAGCGAAGGACTGACGATGAAAAGTCAGTGGGAGCTTCGGCTTCTCTATGATTACTCCACCACCGCATATACTCGTATTTATCAAGGGCACCAAGGAGGTTGCCACAATGATATTTCTCAGTATATGTGATAGTCCACCCGCGAACTTCGTCTCTCTGGTAATTGGGGTTGTACCTCCGCTCCAAATGATTATTGGAAGGAAGTGTACACCTTATACCGAAGAAGCGAGGATCGCTGACATGTGGTATCGGGTTCCTTTCAGAACCCCATGTCATGATGGAGCTACGGAGAAAGCGGTATAGATTTCTATACTGTCTATCCCATGCTCTATTCAAGAGTGAGACTTGTGAGCTGACATGTTCGGGGGTAATGAAGTCCCGAACGCCCTTGACTGTGAAGTACAAGGGACTAATGTCATAACCTTTCATGAAAAATCCTCCGCATGATTCACGGAAGAGCTGGTCACCAAAGAAAGACTTATCTTCGTTGACCAAAAATCCAAGAGAGGTTAAGATGGAGATGACGATTTTGGATAGACGAGTGTCTATGCAAATATCGTCACCATATATACCGAGTGGCTGAAACCCAACAGGACTCAAAAGCGTATTACTTCCAAAGGAAGTAATACACTGATGAACCTTATTAGGAGTAAGCCACAAAGCAAACGGTATACATGGAGAATCGAGTTCGTAGGAGTAATGACACGCAGCAAGTATACTTACCGCCCAAAAGATAATACATTGGGACGGGAAGCATAGAGCGCTCCCCATGGGAGCATACTTCATAAGGAGATGTTTTTCCTTATTAGGTAAGATAACATGGGAAGATCTCGTGCTCCTCATAACAATTTGCCAAGAGTTAGGAAAAATACTCTTGATAAGTGAATATGAGAGGCAGTCGCTAGCGGAGCTTAAATCCAAAGTATCAATCAAACCGGTTGAGGAACCGAGTTGACTGAGCCTTACATTAAAGCTCTGATCATCGAGCCGGATGAATTTTCCGAGAACAGATGATCTTATCATTTTAGAGAATTCGCTGAGAACACCCTGTTGAAAAAACATCAGAGTGTTCGGCTCCATACATATGGATCTCGAAGTTTTTATGTTCTTCGGGACAAACATAAGTCTGGATTCTCTAGAACTTACTCCTCTAACAGGGGTCCACAAAGAAGTATCAGGAATGACACTTTCAGCTGTGAGACCACTTTCCTTACCATAGCCATATTTACCAATATGACCATGGAAGAAAACGCGATCTAGGATGGGGTCATAGTTAAGCTTCCCAAGCTTATCTATTCTCCGTCTTATCCCTCTCTCGGAAACAGATCCAGGACCAAAACCAGGTCTAAAATCTGTTATATTGAGAGGAGGGAGTGTTTCCTGGAGGATTAATCGAAGAGATTCGATATGATCCTGAGGTAGCACTAGATCACGTAGCCTTTCCTCATTGTGAATCCAGTCGCGAAAGGCGACTTCGTCAAAGCTTGGGTCTACATATTCTAATTTCTTACCGAAATTAAGAACCGTGTAGAGCCAAGATAAGACGTTCACATTACCAGTCCGGTAGAAGTAGAGATATTCCTTGAAGAAAGGAGTATCTTTAAAACCTTCTATCCAAGGTCCTATTAAGGAATCCTTATGCCCAGTTGGTTGAGAAACCAATTTATGAGCAAGACTAGTAAACCGTATAATGGTAACCTTGACACCGTCCTTTTTAAGATCCGCGAGGAACTTAGAGAAAACAGTGGGAGGTTTATACGGGCGAAGAGGACTATCTGATAGGAGCGATAAGAACGACGTAACGAAAAGCGTAATACTTCTTTTGTTACGTTGTTCATTTTCACTCAACGATTGAAGGAAGGTATCGTCTATTGTATATAGACGCATACCTTTCGAGGTGCGAACTCGCACCTCTGCGTTCATTACGCAACCTGTGATCCACCAAACAACAGTTTGGTAAGATAACCGAGGTTACGTGCACCAGAAGAAACCGACGGAAACATACAGGAGAAGAGATTCCCCAGTAAATCGTCAAAGTCGGCGGCTTCGACCTGAGTCCCTTGTGGGATAACAAAAGAGACAGTACCTGAGATTGGATATTTTTTATCCAAACCAGAGATACTATCTGTTTCTGTTGCCCAAGTGGATAAGGTCACAGAGATCCGGCGGGATTTACCACTAGCCCGATCATTCAGGGCTGAGCGGTAAGTTACCTTAGCCGGATAACTGGGATCACCAGTCGCAATGCCATAAACGGAGGTTGATTCCCCCGTTTTTGGATCCACAGTAGTGCCAAGCAATGAGAACGCAGATTTCTCTGCGACCTCAACGTTGACAACCTCTGTGGTTGCAATGGCGTGATCAATGGTGTAAGAAAGTGACATGAGGTACCAGCCTTTCGCTGATATAACTGGTCAGTGACCAGGGATATTCTCAACTCAAGAAGAGTTGATAAAGGAGGCTAGCTACCACTCCCCAATGAGGGGAAGAGGTAGGTACCCCGTAAGGAAACCTAGAGGACCGAGGAAAAGGAGCATAACGAGAAATATCTCGTATGTAAACCTTTAAACCAGCTTCTAAGTTTCCAGCGGAAGATGCTGATAAAGCATCAAGTTCAGCTCCTGTAAAGGAACTGGTGAGGGAATAGCTATGAACGTAAGAGATAGGAACACAAGTAGCGATACTTAGTGTTTCTAATCTATCGAGCATACTATTCACCCCAGTGATCCAATTTACCACGAAGGTAAAAGGGATCAAGTCCCAAACACGTGAAGTTCTTGGTAACAATCCCAAGGCATCAAGTGAGAGGGCGGCTGACCAGAACCCGCTTAGGGTAACGTCAACAACTACCTTAGTACGCGTCACTAAGTGAACGTTTTCACGTCCGAATTCCTTGTGGAAATCGTAAGTGAAAGTGCCATATCCCAACTGTAAATGCTTATCACTAAGCATTACAGGAAGGATCGATGCAAATACAGGTAAGATTTTTGTAAGGAGATCTTTGTAAGGTCTCCAGACAAAGCTGGCCTGTAAGGTAGTACTAGTAGAAAGATCGAGGATGTCACGGATAGTGGCACCACTCAGGTCTCTCTTAACTAAGGATCCAAGTATCTTAACAGCCTTCTGAACATCAGGAAGAGCTGCAGAGATATTGGGAATCTTAGCCACGGTCTGTAGGACATTGTTATCCACAGAACCAGCTAGATTACCTAAAGCATCGACGGTCGAGAAAGAAGAGGTAGGAAGAATATCTGACCAATTATCATTGATAGCACTAAAGAAATTAAGTTTAGTACTATCAAGATACTTAGAAAGATAATAACTCCTAGACCAATTCTTTCCGAAGTCATCCACGAAAGTAGAAACAGGAAAACTGGATTGAAAATCAAACCAGTTTCGAGTTCTACTCCTCGTGAATTGAGATGGTCCAACCCTATCAAGACCAGATAGGGCAGTGAAGTTAAGTACACTGAAAGTGTACTCAAGATCGCTGCCGTATCGAGCTTGATAAGTTGAACCAACAACCGGAGTTACGGGCGGGTTAGAAAAGGAACCAGGGTGAACTTCTACCCGGGTGTCCCATGACCAACTCGCAGACCGCTCCATACTATAGCAGTATGTGTGGTACGTAACTTCGAGTGAGAAATCTGATTCAAGTGAATAACTTAAATTAGACGTCTCACACCTCCAAACTTCACGTCTGTTGACATAAGGGGCCGCATCATATCCCCACATTTCAACAGAAGAGCCATTCAGTTTAAAATAATCAAGCATTTCGATTAGATTAAACGTATGGAGTCCAGAGAGGGCGGGAAAACCCGAGAACTCTAGACTAAGAGGTCCTAATGAAAGGACCTTACCCTGATTATAAATTGGAATCCAACCTGGGAGATTATGCGTAGCATAAGGTCCCCCAGTGAAGAATACCAATTCAGAATCAAGGAGTGGAGCTGGTTGTACCTTCGGAATCAACACCCCGGTAAGGTTACTGTGCCGCGTAAATCTTTCATTCTCTTGAGAAGGAAGTGAAATCTTCTCGTAAGGGAAAGAGTTACGAAGTACGGTAAGGGCATTTTGGAAAAAATCTCCATATGCCGCGAGATCATACCCATTGCTAAACTTAAAAGTGTCCGGCTTCGAAGAGAGTGTTAAACTCTCAACAGAGTCAGTACTATAAGTTGACAATCTGTATAACCCGCCTACAGGTTCGAGGGGACGCGGTATCGCAAACAAGCGCGAAAAAGGCATCCCACCGAAAAGATCACCACAATATACAACTGCAACAGACGTTGTCAGTTCAGATGGATCAATCCACAGTCGCAAGTCTGAGAACAATCTCCAGACATGGACAGGGGCCGATCTTTCTGAGGTATATATTTGTAGTGACATGGTAAGATTCTTGACCTTTCTGGGCTTATCGCCCTAAGATAGTTTTGAGGACAGCGCAAGCTG